GGAATCAATAGCATATTCTCCACCTTCTAAATATAAATTTTTTAATGTTCCATCTTCATTGGTCATTCGTTTTAAAACTGCTTCTGGTATATGACCTGCATTTGCAGATTCTTGTGCTTGTCCTGCTGTTCCTCTAGAATATATTTGTCCATTCATTCCAACAAATTTTCCATCACTTCTATAGGCACCACCATTACTTGCTTCAACAACTAATACTTGTTCTCCATTTGTAGAACTAGCTCCTATAGGGTCTTTCAATATTCCAAAAAAGTTTGTTCCTGCACTTCCCATAACAGGATTAAGTGTTGTTAATTTTACTCCAGAAAGAGTATTCATATTACTAGCTTTATCTTCTTGAAAATTCATAAAAGCAGGACTATTTGCATAATCTTTTGATAAGTGTTTTGTCTGTGTAACTTTAAGTCCAGAATTAATTAATTCCTGCCCCTTAAGAATTTTTAATCTTCCATTTTCATCTTGTGTTAATTTTTCTATTGCTTCTTTGCTACTTAAAAGTCTATCCCCTTCACGAACTTGTAATGCACCTGCTTCTTCAATCATTTTTGTTATTTGTAATTTTTCAGAACGAGGTTGTAATGTTGTACTTGCAATATTTACTGCTGTTCCAAGTAATCCCGGTAATTTAAGTTTTGATTCTTTTTTTTCTGTTTCACTTTCAACTTTAGGATTTACTAAATCATTTATTAAACCATGCGATTCTGATAAACTAAAATTTTGTGCTCCTGAACGAAGATTTAAACCACCCGGCATAACATTAAATTTCATGTTATCTTGAAGAGCAGGTGAAAAACTTTGTACTTGCTCTGGTTCATATTTAATACCACCAACTTGTGCCATTCCAGTAGGTTTTTGATATTGGTCTTTTACACCTTCATATCCACCTAAACCTGTTGTTGGTGTTGGGGTAGGTGTTGGTGTTACTTCCGGTTCTGGTGTAGGTGTAGTTGTATCAGTTGTTAATGGTTGTATTGTTGGTTCAGAAACCAATCCTGTAGTTATATCTTTTGTTTTACCTTCTTTAGTTCTAATTCCCGGATATACAGTTTTAACAAGAGGTGTCATTACTTGTTCTTGTTCCCACTTTCCAGTAGCAGAATTAAATTTCATTTTAAAATGTACATTCTGAGCAGAATGTTTACTAGCAGTTCCTGCTGCTTGTCCTAATGCTGTAGCTGTTGCAGTTTCTTCAGCCATTATTTTTTATTGCCTAGTAATTGGGTCTTGAGGCGAGACAGTTTGCGAAGCGAAGCCATTTTCCCTTGGCTGCGGTACACCTCCAACTCCGATGTTGCCACCTCCAGTTCCTGTGAGGTCATTTGGATTTGCTCCTGCAGGTACATTTCCACCTGCTCCCATAGGGGGTTGCTGACCATTGCCTTGACTTTGTTGATTTCCATTTACTGCTCCTATTATTTCTGAATATATTGCTGCTTTTTCTGGGTCATTAATTAATTGGTCTGGGTCTAAATCTAATGTTTTTGCAATTTCACGAAGTACAGCGTGGTACTTAATGAATGGTGCAATTGTTGGATTAGCCCCAACTTGAAGAAGTGTCATTAATCTTTGTGAACGAACTTCTTTCATCATCAATGATTGTGTTCCTTTTGCACTTACTTCTAAGTCTCCTACTATTTCTGGTATATCTGCATTAAACTGCATATTCCATTGAAATAATGATTGACCTAACGGGCGTAGTAAATAATCATCTACATTTTTTATAACTGTTTTTATATTTAAAGCTGCAGCACCAAATAACATTGACATACCTGCAGCCGTTCTTGTTGTAGATTGAACACCAGTTTGTCCATGCGAATAGGATGGTATTCCTGTTGATTCATCAGCTAACTGTCTAAACTTATCAAACATTTGTAAGTTTTCTTGTGCTGTATTAGGAAACTTTAATCCATGAATGGATGCACCGGGTTGTCCACTTTGTCTTCTAAATATTTTTCCCGGAAAGACTTTTAAATCTTGACCCGGTACTAACATTGTTTCGTCTACATCAAAAACTAAATTACCTGCTAAAGCTAAGTTATCAATAGCCATTCTTGCATGACCATTCATAACTTGTTGAGCATCTTCCATATTTTCCGGAATACCTACTCCAAAAAATTGATATGGATTTAATTCATATGGTGTAACTAAATAAGGTAATCTTGTTGGCGTAAATGGATTTAATACTAAACGTATTACTTGTTGTCCACACACCCAGATATTAACTTGTAGTTCATCAAGTTCACTATCTATTTCATCTAATTCTAAACCAGAATCCTCTGCAAGTTTTTTATCTATTTTACCCCAATATTCTAAAACTTCATATCTATCTTTATCAAACTCAGTTTCATTTTCTCTATCTTGTAATCTATGTTCAAAACCTTTAGGTGTATAGTTTGGCCCTTCTTCTAAAACTTTAATTATTTCTTCATGTCTAAAAAATGGTCTATTAACTAAATCACGAACTTGACTTGCAGTCATTTTATGTCTTTCTATAACATAATTACAATCTTCTATTTTTGTTGCTTCTGGGTCTGGATATAAATCCCAACAACTAACAGCCTCTACCATTGGACACATTTTTTTTGATGGTGTATATGCTGAAGCTCCAGTCTCTGGGTCTTTCGTCCATCTATGTAAGTCTTTCTCAAAAGTAAAAGGCCCTTTAAGAACGCCTGTTCCTAAAAGAGCCATTTCAAAAAGTGTGTGTCGTATTTCTTTAGTTGCACTATTCTCTTCCAATTGGTCAAGAATTAATTTTTTCATATTTTCTGCAGACTCTTTCGCAGGTTCTATTTGAGGCATTGATTTTAAATCTGGAGAGGGGCCTTCAGTAAAATCTACTTCACCAGAATATTTAGTTTGTAATCCTCCTAGAATATCATCATATGTTGCTCCTGCAGGTAAATCTTTACCATCACCAGAAAATCCATATGGACTTGTTTCTTCCTGTGGTTGCTCTTCATTAGTTTTTTTATTAATGTGTGCATATTCAGCAACACCATCTGGAATAGGTGTAGGGTCTATACCTATAGGAAATTTTCCAGAAGAAAATAAAACGTCAATAAGTTGACCATATGCAGCAAGAACTTTTGTCTTTGTTATTTTAACAAATACACGTGACTTTTCTGTATCAGTAAAAGCCATATCATTACCATATACTCCTCGGTAATTTCTATATGCTTTTAACCAACGTTGTTCATCAAAGTATCGTGCATCTTCCGAAGCTGATAATCTTCCTTTAACAATTCCGACTAGTAAGTCTTCCTGTACAGATTTTTCTTCCTTATCTCCTAAAGAGATAATCTCATCTGTTTTGTTTTGTTCCATTAATTAGCTATTATGTGAACCTTGTGTAATCTTTGCCTTTGACCATGAAGCTGGTTTTGGATTTGCTGATTTTCCACCTGCATTAGAAAACTCTCCTTGTGAATATTTTTTATGCATATCCCCTTGAATTTTTTCTTTTGATGGCATACCATATTCTGCACCCATTTCTCCATGTTTGTATTTTTTCATAATTGGTTGTGGCATTATTCCCTCCTAATAATCTTTTTCATTTGCTTTCTTCCAAAATGAAGATTGCACATGACTGTTTGGTTTGCTTGGATAATCTTTAGTACTTATTTCTGGGTCAGCTTCTCCACCATACGCAGATAAGTTAAGATTATTTTTATTTTTCTTTTTTGGATAAGGCATACCAAGTTCGCCTTGCTTATATTTTTTACCAATTGGTTGTGGCATTTAGCCCTCCTTAATTTTTTCTTTGAAATAATCCATTAATTTTGGATTATCTACAAAAACTGTTGTTAAACCATTTGATAACGCACTTACCAAATGTTCTTCTTCTTTATCACCTAATTCTATATTCCATTGATATATTATTGCGTGTAATATTTCATGTAAAATAGTATTAGCATGAGAAACTCCTTTTTCATCAGTTGTATAACCAATGACTCCTTCCTTAGAGAAAAATTGACCATGTGCTTCATTTGCACTAGCAACAGTCTGCTTCCATTCCTCTAACTTATAATCTCTATAACCTATTTTTATTTTATCTGGTATATTCATTAGTATCCAAATGTTTTATCGGCAGGTTGAAAAGGTTTTTCTTCTCTCCTATTCCAATGGGTTTGTAATGAATGTGGGTGTAATGGTCTACTCATGCATCCATAACGCAAAGCATCATAAGCATGGTCTTCTGCATCTGTATCCACATCTTCTGGATTATGTTTATCCGTTGGTAGTAAAGGAAGTGTTCTAATTGTGTTAACGCAATTTTCAAAAAAGAATATACCGGGGTATTCAATATCTGGGTCTACATATAATCGTTTATGTAATTCTAACTTACCATTAATACGACTACGAGGTGACCTATCTGATGGTCTCCAACTACAGCCTTCTTTAATCATTGCTTCAGCTATACTTGGCCCTGCATCCCCACGTCTTGCCCATGTAGATGAATCCAGTACTCCGTATTTTATATATTCTCCATGTTCTAGTTCTAAAACTTTTCTTGCAAATAAATCTGCTGTAACTTTTTGGGTATACAATTCACGATATACATACAAATAATTATCAAAATCAATAGCAATCCATAAGCAACAAGCAGGAGAAGCATACCCCCAGTCACAAGTCCTAAACTTAACCCAGTTATGAGGTATCTCAAAGGGTTCAATGACATGAACGTATCTACTAAATTCTGGAAATGCCGAACCTTCAAATGCTTCCCAATCTCCTTCAAGAAATTGTTTTCGTTGTACTTCTGGTAATGATGATAACATAACCATGTAATCATCCGTTTGCATTAGATATGGATTATCCTGTAACTTAGCAGGAATAAATCGTCTTGTTATTGATTTTACACCAACAGGTGTTTCTATCTCTAATGTAAAAGGTGTATTAGGTTCTGAGGGTTCTACAAACATTTCTTTAACCCATGTTGAACCAACGTTTCCGGGGTTACCAGTTGCTCTCATAAACACAGGAATTTCTGGGTCTACACTTCTTAGGGAGGAACGCAAGAAATTATAAATATCGGGAGTTGGATATTGAGGTAACTCATCTATTCCTATCCATGTATATGATTGTCCTTGATAACGTAAAACGTCTGTTAAGTTTTCTGCATAACCAAATTCAATTCTAGCTCCAGAAGGAAAACGCCATTCTTTTTCTTGTTCTCTCCATTTAGCACCGGGGAATGCTCGAGTATAAAGTCGTTGAGAGTGAGAAATTAAATCTCGTAATTCTGGCATTGAACGTCTTAGAAGCAAACCTCTATGATGTTGTTTATGACAATAACGCAAAGGGTCAATAAGCATGGCGTAGGATTTACCTCCACCTCTTGCTCCACCATAAAATACTTCTTGTTCACTTGCAGCCAAGAACTGTGTTTGGGGGCCGTCATTTGGTTTAAAGATAACTTCTTGTTCTTCCACTAAATCTTTTACATTTGGTGGAACAGAGTCTAATGTATCTTCTTCTACAATTTGTGATTCTTTACCCGAAAGGGCATTTTCTATATTTTTTAAATTTTCTTTTTTTGTTTTTGCTTTTCGTTGTGCTAGAATATATTTCTCTCTAGCTTTTTCTACTTTTTTATTTTCAGCATTTAATGTTCTTTTTGCAGAACGTTTTGCTTTATCATATTTTTCTTTTAATGTTAAAGTCTTGGAAGAAACTTTTGTTGTTCGTTTTCTTCCTACTTTCTTAAGTTTAGGTGGTGCAATATCATCTACCATTTTCGATTTAATATTTTACGCAAACCCATACCAGTAACTTTTCTACCAGTCTTTCGATATAACCAATCAGCTACTTCTCTATAAGAAGAACCTTGTATATATTTTCTTGCCTGTTCTATTGCATCTATTTCTTCTGGAACAGATTCAATATACTCTTCCTTTTCGGATTGTTTATATCCAAAGGGTATAACCCTTGCAACTTTTTTACGAAGAATCTTCTGCTCGTTCTCCTCTATCTTTGGGCGGGAGAATAAAGATTCCGGAGACTGATTTGACATTGACATCTACTTTTTCCTTTTTTGTTAAACCTACTCGGTCTAAGATTTGTTTTGCAGCTTCAACTCTAATATTTGCACCGGGGGTACTTCCATCTTCATCTAATGCTCTTACTAATCCCATAGTTGCTTTAGAGGAATACGCAGCCATAACTTCTTCGGCTCTTTCTATAATTTCATTTTTTAATGCTTTAACGACTTTAGGATATGAATGGTCAGAATATCCTGCTATCTCTCCTGCTTTTTTGGGAATACCATTTGCTTCTCCAAATAAAGCATTAAGAAATGTGTTTTGTTGTTCTGTTAGTTTTTTTACTTTTTGTGTTGTTACGAGATTCATCTTTAAATAATTTCATCCATTTTAATCGAGGGCCATGATAAAAAGCCTTATACTTTTTTCCCTGCCAATCGGTATCCCAATACCATTGAGAAACATACTTAACCATTAAGTATAAAAATCTTTAACAGATGTTTTTGATAAAACTTTTTTAGCTTTTGGTTTTGAAAAAATTTTCCACCATGCTTCTACTAATCCATAAGGGTCATCATGTGGATAACCAATACAATTAAGCCCAGCGTCTTTTTTGCTTACTTTTTTCTCTTCGTTCTTTAGACCACTCGGGGACATTTTTATTTTTTTGTTCACGTTCTTTATATCCTTTCTCTGCTGCTTCTAATATTTGCTCTCTTGCTTTATCTTCTTTACCACCTATATCTGATATAGTTACTACTCGTGGTGCAGAAATAACTAATTCTACAAAAGGGTCTCTACATGGATACCTTCTTTTATGTACTGGTAATATTTCTGTAAAATAGTTTTTTGTTTTTTTATTATAATATTCGTATGTTGGCATTAAGTATCTTTATGTTCACAGCAATTACATTCACATTCACCACCACAACATGAACCACCATTTGAACAATGACATTCATGTCCACACGTTTTACAAGTTTTACAATCTTCTGGGTTCATATCTTTTTTTAAGTGCCATCCATACCGAGAACTATATTTAGCCTTGGTATAGAGA